CAAGAGCGACAAGAACCTCAAGAACCCCGCGGGCTACATCCGCTCGAAGATCCGCCAGAGGCTTAAGGCCGGAGGTGCGGCGTGAGCGATGAGAACCCCGTCATCGTTTACCGCGTGATCGCCAATGGCACGCACATCCAGCCCCTCGAACACATCGAGTCGAAGCGCGGCGGGTGGCACACGTACAAGATCCTGCAACCCGACCCGACGGCGGGCGAGACGTTCAAGACGCAGACGTGGTACGCGGCGATGAGCCCGATGGGTGCGGTGCTGCACGCCCTTGGCCTGAGCGCGTCGCGGCTACGTGTGCTGACGATGTGCCTCGCGGTTCCCGACGACAACACGCGGCGTTGGCGCGACGAGGCCGACGAAGAACTCAAGACGCACACGGCGTTGCTGACGCAGGCTCACATGCTCGCGTCTCAGGTCGGGCTGATGCGGGGAGGTGCGGCGTGAACATTGCGAACGAAAGACCGTGGAAGGCCCCACGTGAGAAGGAACGCCGCGCGTATCGGTGGCAGGACGGGGCTATGGGCGTCGAAATCTTCACGGAGGACTACAACGTCGCGGTTCGATGGGATTGGATGGGCGGGTCGCTCAACGTGCCCGGCTCGCACCTTGCCATGCTCCAAATCTGCCGCGCCGATGGCGGTTCTGTGATCGACTGGCGTGACCTACAGGCATTGAAGAACATCGCGCTTGGCACGCAATGGGAAGCGGTCGAGATGTACCCAGCGTCAGCGCGTCTGCGCGACCCGAGCAACGCTCGCATCCTGTGGGCAATGTCGTTGCCGTTCCCGTTTGGATTGCCCGAGCCGCGGATCGTGGCCGGCGCGACTGGATACCCGGCCCCGCAACGCCCGTTCGTCGCAGGAGAGGAGGCCGCGCTGTGAAGTACGAGAAGGTCGGTCCAAACCGCTACGAGATCGTCGAAACCCTCGATCGCACCGAGACCGCGGCGCTGCTCGGAACCTCGCGCGAGGCCGTCCGCCAGATCGAAGAACGCGCCTTCACCAAGTTGGCCCTCAGGGCCGGAGGTTCCCATGTCCGAAACCGCAACGAAGTCAGCAGAGACCGCAGCCGATCACCCCGAGAAGGCTGGCAGCGCCAAAGCTCCCGCGCCAGCGAAGGCCCCCGCTGGCCAGAAGCCCGCGATCGGCCGCGTGCTCCACTACCACCCCTCGCACGACGAGATCACCAACGAGCCGCAGATGGCGAACAAGGGCCAGCCCTACGCCGCGACCATCACGCACGTCTGGGGCGGCGGCGCCGTGAACATCCGCCTCGACCAGGATGGTTCGTTCCCGGTGCCCAGCGAACGCCTCGTCAAGACCATCGTTCTGATCACCGACGAGCCCAAGCCCGGCTGCTGCACGTGGCCCGCTCGCGTCTAAGTCACCTCCTTGCCTGCGCCCGTTCAACGCGGGCGGCGCTACCCAGACGTACGACTGGTCAACTCAAATCACCGTTACCGCGGGCTGTGAAGAGGGCCGCGGCGCATTGGATGGCCTGTGATGTATGCCTACCGACCCGATCGCGGCGTTACTCGACCGACTGCCAGCGGTGGAACTCCGATGCGTGGTCATGTCGGGCCGGTGGCGTGCCGTGGCGCTCGTAAAGACGGACATGGAACACATCGGCACCGGCGTTGGTGCAAGCCCGTCCGAGGCGTGTAGGGCGGCGCTGGCCGCGTTGGTTGTGGAGGTGAAGGCGTGAGCACATGGGAAGTGATCCACGGCGACTGTCTGGAAGTCCTGCGCGGGATGCCCGACGCGAGCGTTGATTCCACAGTTTGTGACCCTCCATATGGGTTGTCGTTCATGGGCAAGCGTTGGGACTACGACGTGCCGAGCGTCGAGGTGTGGGCCGAGTGCCTTCGCGTGCTGAAGCCGGGCGGACACTTGCTCGCGTTCGCAGGCACCCGCACGCAGCATCGCATGGCGGTTCGCATCGAGGACGCTGGGTTTGAGATCCGCGACATGATCGCGTGGGTGTATGGCTCGGGCTTCCCGAAGTCAAAGAACGTCGCTTTGTCCATAGACAAGGCAGAGGGGCACCCCAACCGAGGCCGAGCAATCCCAACCGCTTCAACTTTTCAGGCTTGCGACAGGGAGCAAGAGAACAAACTTACGTCAAACTCGGTTCCGCCATACCAAGCAAAAACCGACCTAGCCCGCCCGTGGTCCGGCTGGGGCACGGCGTTGAAGCCCGCGTGGGAAAGCGTGACGCTTGCGACCAAACCACACACACCAGAATCGGAACTGGCTATAATCCTATCGAGCCTATCACGGCTGGAGGATGATCTATGCCAGTTGTCAAGTGCGAATGTTGCGGTTCCGACTTCCGGGTCAAGCCCAAGCGAGTGCGGCGGGGCGTTAGGTATTGTTCCATGCAGTGCCGACGAACACACCAATACGTTGGTCGGTTCACCAGATCGGATGGGTACGTCGTCGTCCGTGTTGGCGATTCATACGTGCTTGAACACCGTGCGATCATGGAAACGCACCTTGGCCGAGTGCTTGCCACGTCTGAGCACGTTCACCACAGGAACGGAATCAAAGACGACAATCGACTGGAAAACCTTGAGGTTCTCGTTATCGCAGATCACACCCGATTCCATCATCAAGGCCGCCAGCCATCCCGATGGGTTGAGTGCAAGTGCCGACACTGCGGTAGCACACTTCAACGCCTCGCTTGCGTTGTTGCGAGCCACCCTCACACTTTCTGCAACCGATCGTGCTATGTCGCTGGGTGCGGCAAACTTCCAGGACGTGGACGTTCGGCCAAACCTTGACCCGTGCATAATGGCCCGCAAGCCCTTGGTCGGCACCGTCGCGGCCAACGTGCAGGAGTGGGGCACGGGGGCGATCAATGTCGATGGGTGCAGAGTCGGCACGGAGGGAGAGTCGTTTCGCGCACCTCAAAGCGATCCGTCCAAGCGTGCTGGGGAAGTAGGAGCAGACCTTGGGATCTCCCGGTCGTCGGTTGAGGATTTCCAAGCGGCGCAGAGAGCCTCGATCGAGCGAACCGCAACCCTTGGTCGCTGGCCCGCGAACCTGATCCACGACGGCAGCGACGAGGTTGTGGGGGTGTTTCCTGAGCCTCGATGGATTCCGGGGGACGACAACGAGCCGGGACACTGGCACGCACCCGCCGCCCGGTTCTTCTACTGCCCCAAGGCGAGCAGGGCCGAACGCGGAGGGGAGAATAACCACCCCACCGTCAAGCCCGCCGCACTCATGGCCTACCTGTGCCGACTGGTGACGCCGCCGAGGGGCGTTGTCCTCGACCCGTTCACCGGCTCGGGAAGCACCGGCATCGGCGCGATACGCGAGGGGTTCAACTTCGTCGGCATCGAACGCGAGGCCGAGTACGTCGAGATCGCCCGCCGCCGGATCGCAGCCGCAGCGGACAACCTCTACGCGGGGGCTGAAAGACCCGCATCGGACCCGAAGCCGCCGCCCGAACCTGCTGCAATGCGGCGAATACCGCCGCCATTCGCCGCACACGCCGAGCCATGTGCGCCGCGTGCAACGGGAACCGCCCAGCCTGCCCACGCGACGGGCTACAGGTCAAACTCCACATCCAAGGCCAACCCTGCCCGCGCGTTCATCGAGAAAGGCACGCCATGACCATCACCGCCAAGCAGCTCGAAGCGCGCGGTGCGTGCATCGGCGCGTCCGACGTGTCCGCAATCGTCGGCGAGAACCCGTACAAGGACGCCTTCACCCTCTGGTGCGAGAAGACCGGCAAGGTGCCGGCGCCCGAAGTCGGCGAGGCCGCGGAGTGGGGCAACATCCTCGAGCCCGTGATTCTCTCGTGCGCGTCGAAGGCGCTGGGCCAGCCCGTGGTGAAGTCGACCGGCACGTTCCGACACCCCTTCCTCGACTGCGTGAAGGCCAACCCAGACGGCTTCGTGGTGAAGTGCGAGCGTGGTTCGCCCTTGGTTGAGGGGAAGTCCACCAGCATCGCCGAAGGCTGGGGCGAGGAAGGCACCGACGAAGTGCCGTCCCATGTCCGCATCCAGGTCACGATGCAAATGCGGTGCACGGATTCGGTGTTCGCCCACGTTGCCCGCCTATATCACCGCATGGGCCATCCCGACTTCCGGCTCTACTCCGTTGCGTTCAGCAAGCCGCTGGCCGATGCGTTGGACGAAAAGGTCGGCGAGTTCTGGGACTACCACGTCCAACGCGACATCCCTCCCGACGTGACGGCAATGAGCCTTTCGGCGCTCGGCAAGATCGGGCGTGAATCCAAGTTAGTGCCAGTCGATCCTGACATCGTGGCCGCGTTTGTAGAAGCCCGTCGCCGCGCTAAGGAGGCCGAGGAAGCCGCCGACGACGCAAAGGCTCGGCTCATCGTGGCGTTGCAGGACGGCGACGCCGCGGAGGTTCTTGGGTGGCGCGTCAAGTACACCACCGTCCGCCAAGAGCGATTGAACGCCGACGAACTGCGCACCCGCTACCCGCAGATCGCCGCCGAGTGCACCAAGGAGAGCGGGTACCGCAAGCTCGACGTGCGAGCGATCAAGGAGAAGAAGTGATGACGCAGATTGAGAAGGCCAACGGGTCAATGCAGGGATTCCAGAACTCGGCTGCCAACGTCGGAGAGCTGGCTGTACACGGCGGAACCGCTAGTGCTGTGGCGCGCGAGGAGTCGGAAGTCAAGGCCGCGATGGTGCTTTCACGCACCAACCCTCGTAACGAGAACGCGGCATACGTGGCGATTATGAACGCCTGCAAGCGGCCCACGTTCGCGGCGTCGGCGATGTACGCCTTCCCCCGCGGCGGGTCGCAGATCACCGGCCCGAGCGTGGATCTTGCCCGCGAGATGGCGCGGTTGTGGGGCAACATTCGGTACGGGTGCCGCGTGGTGACCGAGGACGATACGACGTGCCACATCAAGGGGTATGCCTACGACCTCGAAACCAACGCCTATGTGGAGTCCGAAGACAAGTTCCGCAAGCTGATCCAGCGCAAGGACAAGCGCGACGGCGTGACCAAGTGGGTTCCGCCCGACGAGCGGGACATGCGCGAACTAATGAACCGCCGAGCCGCGTTCTTGGTCCGCAACTGCATCCTGCAACTCATGCCGCCTGACTTTGTTGAGGACGCGATGGACCGTGTTCAGGCAACAAAGACCGCCGACGCCAGCGGGCAGTTGAAGGAAGATCGCGCTGGGACGATCAAGCGAATGCTTATGGCGTTTGACGAGGTTCACGTCTCGCCCGAGATGATCGCAGAGTACCTGGGACACGCGATCGACGACGTGACCGACCGTGAGGTTGCGGACCTCAAAGCGATCTACAAGAGCCTTCGCGACGGCAACAGCCAGCGCGAGGAGTATTTCGTCACGAAGAAGCCAGCCGTACAGGACGTGACGCCGCAAGCCGACGCGAAGCCCGCGGGCGACGCGCTGGCCGACAAGATCAAGGCCAAGGGGAAGAAGGCTGAGCCGGCGCCAGAGCCGATTCCGTCGGCCAGTGCGCCGATGGCCGAGAACGAAATCGACGCGATCTTCCGCAGCTAGCGGGCCCTCTCCCCCGCACTTGCCGCGCCCTTGACCGGGCGCGGCGGGTTTGCCCGCTCGTTGCGGGCTCCCCGGCGTGGCTTGATCCGTCGCGTCTCCGGGGATTTGACAGGGCCGCGCGTTGCGGTCTAATCCGTCCGCTGCTCCAGCGGCGGGCGGGTATTGAAGGGAAGGCGCATGGACGGCGAACGGCTCATGGTCAAAGACTGGGATCAGGTGTTCTACTACGCGGAGGCGTACAAGGTCCGCGATATCCAATGGGGTCGCTGGCCCGCGTGCCGGCGCTCGCTCGCATACTCCCGCTTGGCCAAGACCACCGCAGGCCATACGGCGATGTGGGTGTTCGGCGCCATCGTCGGGATGCTCCACAAGCGGCGCAGCGTTGACGGGCTCATGGTCCACGAGAACGAAGCGCCTTTCAGCGTCGAGGACATCCGCACGATGGCCGAGTTGACCACGAAGCAGGTGGTCGCCGCGCTCGCGCTGCTTCGGTCCAAGGAGATCGGTTGGATTCGTCCCGAAGCCGAGGAGCGTGAACGGCGAGCCAAGCGGGATCAACCGGGCGGCAACCGGGCTACACCCGGGCAACAACCGGGCAACGGACGGGCCGAAACCGGCCTAGAGGAGAGGAGAAGAGAAAAGAACACCACCACCAGTGGTTTTACTACAACCAGCGACGGCACACCCGAAACTGGTGGTGGTGGTGATGAAGCTCAAGAGCATCGGAAAAAGGCACTGGCGAAGGTGCTGAAGCGCCCGTGGTGGCTTGGCGAGTCCAAGCGGTGGATTGACAGCGAGGCGACGGCGAACGAGATCGTGACGCTGCTGTGGTCGCTTCCAAACAACGGCGGCACAAAGCTCTGGAACGAAACGCTGGCGAAGGCCGAGAAGGACGCGGGATTGAAGAGTCCCGCGGCGTTCGTCATCTCGACGATCCGAGCAGCGTGCGGCAAGAAGAAGGCCGGAGGTGCGGCGTGAGCAACGAGAATCCCGTCATCGTGTACCGCGTGATCGCGGACGGAACCCATATCCAGCCCCTCGAACACATCGAGTCGAAGCGCGGCGGGTGGCACACGTACAAGATCCTGCAACCCGACCCGACGGCGGGCGAGACGTTCAAGACGCAGACGTGGTACGCGGCGATGAGCCCGATGGGTGCGGTGCTGCACGCCCTTGGCCTGAGCGCGTCGCGGCTACGTGTGCTGACGATGTGCCTCGCGGTTCCCGACGACAACACGCGGCGTTGGCGCGACGAGGCCGACGAAGAACTCAAGACGCACACGGCGTTGCTGACGCAGGCTCACATGCTCGCGTCGCAGGCTGGGTTGATGCGGGGAGTCCCTGCGTGAGCGACGCACCGACCATGCACATCACCGCGCTCGCGCCCTGGTACGGGTCAAAGCGCACCCTCGCGCCCCGCATCGTTGCCGAGTGCGGCGAGCACAAGTTCTACGTCGAGCCCTTCTGTGGTTCGATGGCGGTCCTGCTCGCCAAGCCCGAGTGCGGCATGGAGATGGCCAACGACCTTCATGGCGATCTGATCAACCTTGCCCGCGTGCTCGCCAGCGACCGCGCGCCCGACCTGTATTCCCGCGTCGCCCGCGTCCTCATGCACGAGGCCATGCACACCGAAGCCAAGGCGACCATCACCGGAACCCCGTGCGATCCGGCACCCTCGATCGACGCCGTTGGCGAGTGCCACGTCCGGCGGGCGCTTGCGTACTTCGTGATGTCGTGGATGGGCAGGAACGGGCACGGTGGAACACGGCCAGGCAACATCACAACGGCCCGGCGGTTCACGCACAACGGCGGATCTGGCGGGCTTCGTTGGCGTTCGGCGGTTGATTCCATCCCCGCATGGCATGAGCGCCTTCGCTCCGTGTCGTTCTCGTGCATGGACGCCTTCACGCTCGTCGAGCGCATGGGCGACCAGGACGGAACGGTGATCTACCTCGACCCGCCCTACGTCCGCAAGTCCGACAAGTACGTCCACGACTTAAAGGCCGAGGACCACGCGCGACTCGCCGACCTGCTCAGGCGGTTCAAGCGCACGCGCGTCATCGTCAGCTACTACGACGAGCCCGAGCTGCACGAGTGGTACCGCGGCTGGACCGTGGTTCACTGCCCCGTGACCAAGGCCCTCGTGAACCAAGGCCAACGCGACGAGAACGGCGCCGTGCAAGCGCCGGAGATTCTGCTGATCAACGGGCCGAGCTTCACCGCCGGCGGAGGGTTGTTCGCATGAACCGCACCCTATTCGACCGCGACATCGACGCCCGCTTCCGCGAGTACGACGAGGCGCACCCGGAGGTGTGGGCCCTCTTCATCAAGTTCTGCGAGCGCCTTCGCGGGCTCGGCTTTAAGCACTATTCCGCCGACGCCGTGCTCCACCAGATCCGCTGGCACCACCACGTCGAGTACCAGCGTTCGGACTTCAAGATCAACGACCATTTCAGCAGCAGGTACGCCCGCAAGCTCATGGCCGAGCGCCCCGAGTTTGCAGGGTTCTTTGAGACGAGACGCATTGCGTGAGAACGGCCGCGCGGTGCGGCTGGTGAGGCGAAAGGACGTGTGTGATGGCGAAGCGTGATGGGTGGAGGGTGGTAAAGAACACCAAGCGGTTCTTCTCGATTTCCGACTGGCAGACCGGATATGCCTGCGTGAGACATGACGGGGGCCCCGTGTTTGTCTACTCACTAGGCGCGGCACTTCCCCCCGCCCGCGCGATCCAGTTCGCGGAGAAGGTCAAGGCCATTGCGGAGCGGGCGAAAGGAAAGGAGCGAGCGATGAGTGAGATGACACTGGCGGAGGCGTTGAGGATTTCGGACTCGATGCGTCTCAATTCCAATTTCACGCCAACCCAGCAGGCACAGGACTTTGCCCTGTACACCCTCGCGGCCCGCGTGCGGGAGTTGGAGGGGGAGAACGCGAAGCTGCTGACGACGGCCAAGGAACTGCTGCGGCTGACTGACAGGGGCACGCACGGATATGCGACGTACAACCCGGACGGATCGATCGGGAAGGTTCGTTACGGATTCAACATCGTGACGGACGCAAGGGCCGCCATCGCCGCCGCCATCCGCGCGAGGGGCACCGAGCAGCCCAACCCCGATTCCCGGCAAGCGGGTTCATCCTAATTGCCCATTCGCCCATTTTCTCTCCACAATTGTGTGGATCCCGCTTGCGCTGGGTATCCTGTAGCCGCGTGAGAGCGATCGGGGCTTGACCAGGAGCACCCCGATATGGCATTCATCCCCGATCTCAGCACGAACCCAATGAAGCTCGCCATCCTCGCGTTCATCGCGAAGGTGCAGACTCATGCCCAGCAAGTGGACCCAGATGGTGGGTTTGTGACCACCGAATCCATCCTCGACGAGATGGTGAAGCGGTACCGGCGCCAGCCCGTTCAGGACCTGACGGAGCTGTGGAAGTCGGACAAACTGCTCGAAACGCCCCACCCAGAGAACAAGAAAGCGCCCAAGACTGGCGTGCGAATCAAGCCCGAGGTGATCGCTGCATGGGATTTGACCCTGCGCGAGCAGATTCGGGCGTGCAAGGCCGCCGGCGATTGGCCCACGTTCGACGACCCCACTCCAGGCCAAGCCGACTCTCCGCCGATGTCGACAACGCCAAAGCCACCGATCATCAACGACTACGACGCCGCGCCCGAGCCGGCCAAGCCCGAGACCGCCACGACCGCCGCGGCGATCCACGGCGTTGACACCAAGGCGCTGGCCGATGGGCTTCGCACTGAGATGAAGGGCGTTGCCACGCCTCCGCCCCCGCCTGAGCCCGAAGCCAAGAAGAGGGGCAAAGGACGCCCCAGGAAGTTCGCCAACGCGCCGGCCACGACGCCATCCCCCGACGAGCCGACCGACGAGGAGCGGCTGACCGGCAAGAAGGCCTCGAGCTAAACCAGGGGGCGCGTCATGGATGGCGATCAACTTGTCAGGGCCTACGGACTGCCGCCGCTGCATCTGGTGCGACACCTCACCAAGCGCCAGCTCCAGATGCTTGGGCTGCTGGCGTCAGGCATGGACAAGGCCGACATCGCCAAGAACCTGCGCCTCGAGCGGTCCACGGTCTACACGACGTTCAACGACGCGCACGACATCCTCGCGCGAGCCGCAAAGCACGAGGGCCATGCATGCCCGGAGTGCATGACCACGCCGATGTGGGTTCGGTGGGGCGTCCTGCTTGGGCTCGACATCGAGATTGTGCCGCGGCCCATCAATCCGTCACGCGCTTTGGCTCGGGGATCACCCACTCGTAGTTGACAAGCACAGCGCCCGGGATGCGCGGAAGCTGCTCACCGGGCCATTTCATCGCGTTCCAGTCGCCTCGCGCGTCCACCCAGGCGACGACAAGCCACTCCTGGCGTGCTCGACCTGGAACCTCCATGACGGCGCGGATCTGCCGCACCGGCCAGAAGCTCTTGGGGGTGAAGTCCTCGTTGAGCTCGAGCGGCGCCATCGAAGGCCCCAGGTCGGTCAACTCTGCCCCTTGGAGCAGGTGCGGCCATGAGCGCCGCACGATGGCATCGACCGAGTACATCGAGTCGCAGGCAAGATGCTTCGCGTAACCGATGGTCATGGCGTACCATACGGCCGCCCGAGAGCATCAGTGCGCCCTGCACGAGGTTGCTCCAATGGCAAATTTCATCGACAACCTGCGTAATTGGCTCTCCGCCGCCGCCGGCGTCGTGAACTCCGTTCCAGGCTCCCTCGCTACCGCGATCGAGATCGCCACGCTCGACGCGGGCAAGATCGTCACCGCGGGCCCGGTGGGAAGCCTTGCGGACGCCAGCGCGTACAACTGCCCGATCGCGACCGACCTGACTCCAAGCGACACGGCAGGACTGTTCGTGCTGAAGCCGCCGACGAGCGCCAAGCACGTGATCTTGTACCCCTTCATCAACCACGCGAGCGCCGTCGACAACGCCACGTGGACGTTCCGCTATTGGCTGATCGAGATGGGGTACTTCGGCAAGGCTGACGGGGCCGGATTGCCACCGATGGTTCTTCGCGGCAACTACCGCGGCGAGTTCGCGTGCACTGCGAGCAGCAAGGTCCTTGCGGCGACCGATCCGGTGCAGCTCAAGCTCGGCGGGCAGACTTCCCATTGTGACATCATCACGCCCGCACTCGACGGCGAGGCCATCGGCGTTCCCGTGGTTACTGGCGGAGCCACGGCGAACAACGCGCGACACGGCGTTGTTTCCGACATTGAGGGCGGTCACGCCATTCTTGTCATGGGCAAGAGCACCAGCAGCGGATCCAAGGGCGGTCTCGAGGTCCGGTACATCTGATCGCGCCCACGGCGCACACGACCTGGAGGTCGCATCATGGGCACGAGCGGCACGTACATCTTCACGCCGGCCGCGTTCGAGGTTGAGGCCAAACAGGACAACGGCTACGTCGGCTCGGTGATCCTGCGATCGTC